CGCAGCGGTTCGTCCGCGCCGGTGCCGGTCATGTTGTTTCGGAGCGTGGCGAGGAACGCTGAGGCAACTCCCAGCGAGTGCGCCGCACCGGCCGGACGCTTGCACGCGCCGCCGGCGGTGATCGTTGGCACCGGGTCAGTGATCGGGTGGCCGATGCTGTCGCCCTTGAACTTCACCAACATCGGCGCGATCAGCGCGGTGTCGGCCTTCGCCGTGATGGTGTGGATCGGGTCGCCGCCGCCGCGCGGCTCGGTCTGGCCTGCGCGTCCGCCGACGCCTGCCAACACCGGCGCTACGAGCGCATGCTTCACGCCGCCGGCGACGACTGTTCCAAGCGGCTGCTGGATGTCCAGCGCGCGCGGCGCCTGCCCTGCACGCTCGCCGTATCCGGTCTGCACGAGCGTGGGGGCCACCATCGCGAAGTGACCGCCCTTCACCCCCGCGCACTGGGTGCGCAGCGGCTCCATCGGCGACCAGGTTCGCCCACCGTTGCCGGCGTTGGCGAACTCGGTCAGGAAGAAAGGATTCTCCGACTGCAGGACATGCTTCGCGACCCCGCGCGCGATCCGCCGCATGGTCGCGTCCGCCAAGGGGCGTGGCCGGTCGAAGATGGACCGGCCGAGGTCGGAGAAGTCGATCGACGCAGCCGCCGGCACCACCGGGTGCGCGCGCCCCGGCCCGTGCGTCGGCTCCGGCCAGACGATGCGCTCTCCGTCGCGGCGCGCCAGCAGGAACAGGCGCTCTCTGCTGGTGCCGGCGCCATAGTCGCTGGCCACCAGCTTCCGCCACTCCACCAGGTAGCCCTGCCCGCGCAGCGCGGCGATGAACTGCCGCCAGGTGCGGCCACTGCGCCGCTTGTCCGGCACCAGCTGCTGCAACTCCACGGGGACGCGCTCTCCGGGCGCCGCGACGCTGCCGTCCATCTTCAGCACGCGGCCTGTCGCGCGGTCGCGCTTCGCCACCAGCGGGCCCCAGGTCAGGATCTGCCAGACGTTCTCCAGCGAGACGATGCGCGGCGCGCAGCCGACCTTGCCCAGCTGCCCGACCCACTTCAGGACCACCCACGTCAGCGCGCGGATCTTGCGATTGCGCGGCTGGCCGCCCTTCGCCTGGCTGAAGTGAGTGCAGTCCGGCGAAGCATGGAACCAGCCCACCGGCCGCCCGGCCACGTCGCGCGCCGGGTCGGCATGCCAGATGTCCTCCCGGTGGTGCGCGGTGAGCGGGTGGTTCGCCGCGTGCATGCCGATGGCCCACTCGTCGTGGTTGTAGGCCAGCGCAGGGTCAATCCCCAAGGCCTGTTTCAGCGCCTCGCTGGCGCCGCCGCCGCCGGCGAACAGGTCGACGACGATCTCGCCGGGCCGCAGCCGCGACAGCTGCGGCGGCGGGAAGTTGAATGCTCGTGATCCGTCTGCCATTACGCTGCCCTCTGCTCGCCGTTGACCATCTGCCAGAACTCCCCTCGGACCTCGTCCAACATCACGTGGCTGTAGTGCTCGCCGATGTAGGCCGTCACCGCCTCGAACAGCTGCTTGAACTCGTCCTCGGCCATCTCGTCGAACGCCAGGCTTCGCGCGACCTGCGCGGTGACCTTGCCCAGCGAGCCGAGGTCGATCTCCAGCGGCTCGCAGCAGACGCCGGTCTTTGCCTGGAGCGCCTTGATCGCGCCGTGCGCGTCCATGTCCCGGAAGGCCTCCACGTTCTCGACCAGCAGGTGGCCGATCGCGTGGGCCAGCCGGTGGAACGCCGGGTTGCGTGGCTGCTTCAGCTCGGCGCGCACCTCCCGGCCGGTGTGAAACTTCCGCTCCCGCAGCAGGCGCGCGTCGATGTCGTTCGCCGGCACCAGCGCGCCCACGATCTCCCCGGAGTCCGGGTCCATCAGCTTGCGCACGACCAGGTAGATCGGCCGCCGGGCGCGCTTCGCGCGGACCTTCTTTGCCGCCGCCGTGAGCGTCATGGGTCACCTGCCGCGGCAGAGGCGTGATCGGGACGCGGCTTGCGGGCGCGGAAGCCGCGGGCGCGCGGCTGGCCGTCCACCTCGGTCTGCAAAGCCGGCTCCCACCCGTGTGGCAGGTTCTCGAAGCGGAAGCGCTCCGGCCGGTAGCGCGCGCGCACCATGCCCGGCGGGCCGTTGCGCTGCAGCGCGACGATGATCTCGGCGGTGCCGGCGTCCGGGCTGTTCCGGTTGTAGTACTCGTCGCGGTAGATGAAGATCACCGCGTCCGCGTCCTGCTCGATCGCGCCCGAGTCGCGCAGGTCCGCCGGCGTGGGCCGCTTGTCCGGCCGCTTCTCCAGCTCGCGGTTGAGCTGCGACAGCAGCAGCACCGGGATGCCCAGTTCGCCGGCCATCAGCTTCAGCGCGCGGGTGATGTCGCCGATGCCCTGGGCCCGGTTGTCGCCCGAGGTCTGCATCAGCTGCAGGTAGTCGATCACCACCAGGCCCAGCGGCTTCCGTGCATGCTGCCGCCGCGTCTGCGCGACCACGTGCTCGACCCTCGCCGACCGGGGCCGGCTGATCATGATCTCGGCGCCCCGCAGCTTCCGCATGGCGGTGCTGACGTTGGCCCAGTCGGCATCGTCCAGATGGCCGCGGCGGATCTTGTCGCCGTCGATGTCGCCGATGCTGGACAGCATGCGGTCGCCCAGCTCGTCCGGCTGCATCTCGAAGCTGAAGACCGCCACCGGCTTGCCGCTCACCAGCGCGCAGTGCTCCGCGCAGTTCTGCGCCAGGGTGGTCTTGCCCATCTTGGGCCGGGCCGCCAGCAGGTACAGGCCGCCGGGCTTGAGGCCGTTGAGTAGTTCGGTCAGCTCGTCCAGCGGCAGCGCCAGACCGGCCGCCTCGGCATCGCCGTTGAACCGCTGCTGCAGCCGGTCGAACACCCGCTGCATCACCGGCGTGACCGACTCCAGCTCGCACGGCTGGTCGTCCAGCAGACCGCCGATGCGGCTCTGCGCCTCCCCGATCAGGTCGACGCTGCTCCGGCCGCCCGGCTGGAAGCCGTCATTCACCATCTCGGTCCCGACGGTGATCAGCCGGCGCAGGCGCGCCTTGTCCGCGACGATCTCGGCGTAGGCGCGGATGTTCGCCGCCGACGGCGTGGTGCTGGCCAGCTCCACCAGGTAGGCCCCGCCGGCCACCTGCTCGGCCAGGCCCTGCGATTCGAACCAGTCGCCCAGGGTCACCGCGTCGAACGGGCGCTGCTTGGCCGCCAGCTCCTTGATCGCCCGCCAGATCAGCTGGTGGTCGCGGCGGTAGAAGTCCTCGGCGGCCAGGAGGTCGCACACCTCGAACCAGGCGCGCTCGAGCAGCATCAGCCCGCCCAGCACCGCCTGCTCGGCTTCCACGGACTGCGGCGGCACGCGCAGCGCCTGCTCGGGGCGGTCGTTGCGGAAGCCCGGGCGCGCGGCGTAGCCGGACAGATCCTCGTCGTGGTCGTGATCGAAGGTCATGCCGCGGCCTCCACGCCCTCAGACATCGCGCGGTCGAACAGCTTCGCGATGACGGTCTCCCGGACCAGGTACTCGAAGTCGGGCTTCCAGTTCTCGTGGCCGGGGCCGCCCTGCTTCCGGCCGGAATGGAAGTCGTCGTCCGCCGCGGTCTCGAACAGCGCCTGCCAGAACTCCGGCACCACGCGGTCGTTGCCGTAGAGCTTCCGGCAGATGGCGCGCACGGTCGGCAACGCCTTCTCCACCGCCTTGATCCGCGGCCCGTTGAGCACGGCACACGCCGGCAACAGGCCCGTGGGCTTGGCCAGGATCCGGTTGTAGGCCTCCTGGGCCTCGGTGGCGATCTGCTGGATCCGGCTCGCCTTCCGGGTTTTCAGGTCAGCAGGCGGCGGCGGGGTCAGCGCCAGCGGCGCGGACGACTCCGACCGAAGGGAGGAGCTCTCTTCCTGCTCCTGCTCCTGCTCCTGCTCCTGATTAGCGAACGGTTGCGGAAGGGTTCCGGAGGGGTTCCCCGGATCCGTCCATTCGATATCGAGGAAATCGGCCCAAGCCCGCATGAAATCAGGCTTCCATGCACATTCGTTCGGAATTCCGGCCACCACCTTGGCAGCGGACTTTCGCTGATTCGGGTTCTCGGGCTTGTTCCACTCGAAGTGCTTGGCGACCCATACCCACTTCGTGGTTTCGCAACGGTTGGCGAAACCCTTGGAGAACAGTTCACGGAACCCTTGGACAACCCTTTCCGGAGTCCACTGGAGATCCTCGCAGGCATAGCCATCCGGAAGCCGGAAGACGCCAGCGATCGTGCCGTGCGGGCTGGTCAGCAGGTACATGGCGAGGGACCTGGCGTCCTCGCTGAGCTCCCTGATCGTGGTGCTCGACCAGAACGTGGTGTGCACCTTCCCGTAGTCGCGCATCACGCCCCCTCTGGCAGTTGGAGCTGCGGCGTCGGCTGGCGGCTCAGGTCGGCCTTGGCGTCCTCCTTGGCGACCTTGGCGCGGTACTCGGCCAGTTCGTCGTCGGAAAGAGGCTCGGACCGCAGGCACAGGGCGCGACACAGCGCGAACATCTGGGTCGGGTCTTGGCGGTTCATGCCGGCTGCACCCTGCTCGCCTCGGCGCGCGCGTGCTGCGCCACCGCGGTCAGGGCCTGGACCGCTTCCATCACCTTGCGGGCCACGTCCGCAGCCTCGTTCGGGGTGATGCGGCCGTCCGACATCGCCTCCAGGACCAGGCCGGCCAATCCGCCCTTCGCCTTCGAAGCTTCGAACATGGCGCTGGTGAGACTGCCGGTCTCCGGCCCTTCCACCCTGATCGCCACGAACCCGTGGGTTGCAGCGAGCGCGTGCAGGATCTGGTAGTTGTCGCTGAGGCCCATGATCGTGTCGGCCTCTGCCAGCGTGAGGTGGTGAGTCTTGGTGTTCGGATTGACCTTGCTGTTGAGCACGGCCTCCGACATGGGCTTGGTCTTTCCGTCTGCGTCGACCCGGAGGAGTCGGCTGGCCAGCGCGGCCGCGCCACCGGGGTAGTGGTGGACGGTGTGGTAGGCGGCGTCGAGGACGTTCATGCGGGGTCTCTGGGAACGTGGTTTCTGACCCAGGCCTGCCCGACGATGCGGACATGGACAGGCGTGCGTGGTGCGGGGGCCAGGAAGGCCGCTCAGGCGGCCCGCGCCTGGGGTGCCGGGTCGGCGTCGACCTGGATGGCCAGGCTCACCAGCGCATGGCCGAGTTCCCAGTTCGGCTTCATGTCGCCGCGGGAGATCTTGTTGATGGTCGACTGGCTCGCGCCGACGGCGTCCCCGATGGCCTTCTCGGTCATCGGGACTGCCTTCAGGCGCGCGATCGCTTCGGACGGGGTCATGGGCGCGAACCGCAAGGGAGACGGCCGCATTATGCCCATAGGAATCCGAACAGCAATGCCTATGCGAATTCGACCCGACGAACGGTCGGGCCGACCATCCGCAGATGAACGACATGCTCGCGGAGAACCTCGCCCACCTCCTGAAGGGAGACCCGGCCGTCCAGGCCGCGCTCGCCCAGAAGGTCGGTGTCACCCAGCCCACCATCAGCAAGTGGTCGCGCCTCGCTGAGACGAAGAGCACCTCGGAGCCCGAGTTCCGAAAGATTGCCAGGCTCTCCCGGGCCCTCGGCGTCTCCCTGGACGATCTGGCATGGCGGGACATAGCAAACGACCCGCCTGGCCCCGCGTCTCAGCCTGCGGGACTGGATGCCGACAAGCTAGCGCTGGTACTGGGGATAGTGGAAGGCGCCATTGCTGATAGCCGGAAGCGCGTGCCTGCAGATTTCAAGGCACGGATGATCAAGCGCGTCTACGAAAGCCAGCCAACGGTCAGTCCCGACTCCGCAGCAGCGGTCCAGTCGGCGCTGGCAGGACTTCTGGAGACCATAGGGAACGATTGATGGATGCAATTGCTCTGCTGCGTGAAGAACTGGCCACGATGCTGGCCGAAAGCCCCCTCCCCCCGATCGAGCCGCCGGACCAGGCTTTCCCCCCGGTGGACGTGTCGCCCAAGGCCATCAAGATCCGGCGCGTGCTCCGCACCGCCGACATCTACGGCTGGCACTCGGCGATAACGCATTTCCTCGAGATGAAGGGCGTGTCCTACCTCTCGGATCTGACGCTGCCGCAGCTCGATGATCTGACCGACAGGATGCAGGGCTACGTGGACGCAGCGGAGATGGGATGCAGCCTTGCCGAATGCCTACCCGCTACTTAGGAGCCGCGCCGTGAAGGAACTCACCATTGCCGCGCTGCTGGCCCTCGCCGGGTGCACAGACCCGGCGCCCGGCGGCTCCTCAGCCGAGGTGACAACCATGGCGCAGCCTGTGGCGCAGGCCACAGCGACCCAGGAAACCGAGCGCGCGGAGAAGCGCAGACAGGCCCGCGAGATCTGCAAGAGCTTCGAAGAGCTGGCCTCGACGTCCATGGAAGCCCGGCAAGCCGGCGTGGCCATGTCCCGCGTGCTGGAGATCTACTCCGCCGAGGACGGGACCCTCGACGAGACCGTGGAAGCGATCGTGACGGGCGCCTATGAGCGCCCGCGCATGTCCTCCGAGTCGTACCAAAGCCGCTACGTCGTGGACTACGGCAACGAGACTTTCCTGACCTGCATGAAGAACATCCCGCTCAATCAGTAGCCGGGCCGCTGGCCGGCGCCGACCGTTCGTCGGAATCTCTGCGGCCCCATTCCTATAGGCATTGACGTTGCAATTCCCATAGGCATACTGACCCCGTCGCCCCGATCCCCGGGGCACGGGAGCCGGGAATGCACGCCACGATCAGCCGCGCCGATGCCCTGGGCACGCCCGAGGTGCTCGAGCTGCACAACGCCGACCTGCAGAGGTCGTCCGTCCGGGGGTTCACCCCGATCATCACCACCCCCGACGGCCGCTTCCACTTCGAGGCCGGCCACCCCGACGCCCCGCAGGAAGGCCACGAGCACCTGCAGGGCGCGTTCGACGGGTACGACCTGGACGCGGGCACGCGCCTGTCGAAGGCCGGCCACCTGGCCGCCGCGATGGGCCAGCCGCTGGCGCCCGACGCGCCGGAGGACTTCCGCCGCGGCTACCTGACCTACCGCCCCGAGGACGGCGAGCGCTTCGGCGCGGCCGTGGACGAGGAGCGCCAGCAAGTCGTCCGCCGCATGTACGAGGACGGGCTGCTGCCCGATCGCCGGCGCAGCGTCGAGTCGCAGGCCCACCGCGTTGCCACACCGGGCTGGGAGCAGGCGATGTGGCTGGTGGTCGCCTACACCACCGGCCTGGCCACGCCCGGGATCATCGAGGGCCTGCGTGCCCTGACGGGCGGTGCGGCATGAGCGGCTCGGTCAACGTAGCGGGAATCCTCGAGCGCGCCGGCGCCGATCCGAATGCGCCGGAGGGCTCGCAGGGCTGGGCGTTGGCGCAGGTCGATGCCTCCGTGGCGAAGCTGATCAAGGCGGACAAGGAGTACGACGAAGCGCTTCGCCTCGCGAACGTCGGATATGGATCGACTGACGAGGACCGCGCCGCACAGCAGCGTCTGCGCGAGGCCGTGGCAGCTCGCCGAGCCGCCCTCGCCCGCGTGCAAGGCGGTGCCGCATGAACGCCGGGGAGAACAATCCGCGCACCGAGGAAGCCAGCGAGTTCCTGACCGAGAACATGGCCGAGGTCGTCCAGACCGAAGCCATCGCGATCATCGCGGACTGGCTCTCCGGCTGGCGGGACGGCTACGCCGAAGCGAAAGCGCACCGCGAGCTCATGGAACTGGCGGCCCGCTGCGAGACGCAGATGCGGAAGGCACGGGAGGAGGAGCGCGCCGAAGTTGCCGAGATGCGCGACTTCCACCGGAGGCACGCCGCATGAGCGCCGTGATCATCCCCCTCCACGAGACCCGCGCCGCCAAGGCACAGGGCGTGTTCGCCCAGGTGAACATCGCCGCGCGCCAGATGGGCTTCAGCGACGCCATGGCGGTGAACGCCGCGGTGCGCGCGCGAGCCTCCTACCAGGCGGGCAAGCCGGCGGCGCGGGTCGTGTCCGACATGCAAGCGCGCCTGCGCGACCAGACCGAGGGAGGCCTGCTGGCATGAGCCGCCTTCCCTCCTCCTGGCGCGCCACGTTGATCCAGACCGCCCTGCTCGCGGTGGCCGCCTTCTCTCTCGTCCTGCTGAAGCCCTGACCACCCGCCGGCGGTGGCCGGCTCACCACGAGGTTCCCATGTTCCAACTCGACAAGCACGACGCCGACATCACCAACGTCAATTTCCGGAAGGAGTCGCACGGCGAGGATCGCGTCGCAGCGGTCGACATCAAGATCGCCACCCGCGCCAGCAACACGCTGCTCGACAGCATCGATCCGGAACTGCGCAAGCGGTTCTTCAAGAAGCCCGGCAAGGGTGAGCAGCAGGCGCTGCCGATCGACGGCAACCATCTGACCGCGCTCGCCATGCCGATGCTCGGCGAGCAGAAGATCGGCCACGAGTACCAGGGCTATGAGGTCGAGGTCGGCAGCCTGCTGGACCACATCGAGCCGCTGTTCTTCGCGGACGCGAAGATCAAGCGTCTGGCCTTCAACCCGCTCGAGGGCGGATCGATCGAGTTGTCGCTGACGATCTCGACGCTGATCGACGAGGACGACGACGCACCGCTGCTGTCGGCCTGGCGCCGGGGCGAAGTGCGCCTGTCGCTGACGCCGCCGGCGAAGCAGTCGGGCGAAGGCGAGCAGCAGGACCTGACGCAGAACGCGGCGTAACGACTACGGAGAGGAATGCGCAGGCTGATGCGATAGCCATAGGTTGGGTTTGCGAGAGACGTGGCCACGGATTTACTCACGCAAGTGATCGGTGATTGTCAGCGGCCCTAATCGGCTACACCGAATGCCGGAGATCAGCACCGGCCCTCTCCACCCAACCCAGACGACGGAGCCGGTGCACCGGCGGGC